GTATGAGTAATAATATGCGTTAACCATACTTGGGTGAGTTATAGCGTCAGTTAGATCATTTCGTATGAAACTATCAATATCACCAGATAATAGGTTGAAGAACATTTCCATTTGTATTGGATCACGTTCCATATAGACAGAACCATCATTTCCAGTTATGTTTACGGTTGAATGATGACCAGTAACATCGTCCATCTCAAAATAACGAGATTTACCAGCGAAAGTGGTGTTTACAGATTTCACTTTTGTGACAACACTTGCGCCCATAGTAAGAGGCATGATATTATAGTCTTGCCCGTTCACCATACGATCTTGAGTATAGTAATTCTTTGGTGCAAGTCTCTTCACGCTGTAATAATTTTCACCAACGTAGTTACTTAGAAAGTCAAGAGATGATTGCAATGTCAAAGTAAGAATATATGGGTGATCATCTTCACCGATATATGGAATAGATATGGTGGCGTTTCTTATCTCTTCACGATCAACTGAATAACTAGCGTTGTCGGCAATTCTATACCAAACTCTGTATTTTCCGTAAGCAGTGTTTCCATAGACGCCATCAGGGAAAACCAATTCAACTTGGTTTTCATCATTGGTTCTAACCGATGCAAGATCGGAGTTTCCAGTTCTCAAGTAATTGTAGATAGCAGTTTCACGAGTGGTATTATCTAGAAGTGCGACACTGCTACTGTAGTCTCCATTACTATCAATTCGTTGTAGCCACACGTCACTGTTAGAAATGTCGGAATCTAAAATCTGCTCAATTCTGTTTGAGATTTTTGTGGTGTAGTTCAAATCTTTAAACTTTAGCTGACCGCCTTTTGCATAGACAAAGAAACCCGTTCTATCACTTGCTGGTCCGAATGAATCGTCACGTGATATGATTGAAAAATTGTTCATTAGGTTTGGTTCAGATTCGGTTATCACTTCATCAGAAAATTCTGCTCTAACTGCTTCAAATGCTCTTGTGTCACCAGCAACGTTTCCAGTGAATGAATATCTCACTGACTTTGAAGTTGGGTTTTCATTTACATAGTGAATGTAGTTTTCAACACCACCGACTGTCAACGAGGCGGCAGGAGAGTTTGTTTTGGTGTTATATTGAAGTGCAGCATTCAACACTGTGACGAAGTTGTCATACCAGTTTTCATTATTACTGTCATTCCATAGTATTTTCTTGGACTGTAGGCTCTTACCGTCCGAGTCATATACTTTTTGATTGGAGGACACACTTGTAATCTTCATAAATCCACGAGAATTTATTGGACGCTTCTTCTGGTATCCTAGGTTCTTTGCTAGACGAAGAATACTTGATCTGCGCTCTGCGGTATCTAAGAAGTTTTCACGACTGTTCAAATCCATACGGAATGATAGAGAGTGACCAAGATATGCAACAAGGTCAAGGACTGCAATGAACTCAGAACTTGCGATGTAATCGTTGAATTTGTCTGGATATGTCTGTGCGATGTATGACAACAATGCTTCTCTGATGTTATCAAAGTCATACGCCTTCAAACTGATGTTAGTGAAAGCAGTGTAAACCGCTGACCAGCTTTCACCAGCAAATAAGTTATCTATTCTATCTTGAGCCATTATTATTCTCTTTCTAAGTCTATGACGAGTTGTTCAACTTCACCGCTTGGTAAAATTCTAACAATCATTGTTGCTGTTATACTATGGTCTGCTTCAAGTAATGTTATCTCTGAAATCAGTTCAATTCGTGGATCATTATCAATAATTCTTTGTAAATCATCCTTGACAAGCTGCGAGGTAGAAGATGTTAGTGGTTCAAAAATCAAATCATGGATGATACATCCATAGGTTGGCATCATCAACCGTTCACCTTTTCGTGTCATAATCTCGTTCATAACATCTTCTATGACCAAATCCTTTCCCTGAAGGATGTGATTTATAGCCGCTGGATTTTTGGTGCTGAACCCCTTGTAGCTTTTCATACTATCGTTTTCCTAGTTTGTTCTATTAGAGTATTTATCATCGTATAAACTGCGAACTTATTCCTTGACATATAAATAGTTGTGTGCTAATGTTGTCCTACATTGGAGAAACACATGAGTTATGTCATAACTGTATCATATGAAATTTGGGACGACAGAGTGTCAAACGACATTATAGACAAAATGATTTTGTCTTCAAACTGGAGTTTACCTGATGACAACCTACGACAGCCAGCATTTCATCAACGAGAGCATCGTCCAAGAATCAAGATTACGGGTCGGAACGATTGAATACGAGATGAAACAACTTCAATCGCAACTTCAAAACGCCTATAAGCGGATTGATGAGTTACTTGAAGAAAACACCAATCTAAAACAACAACTTTCAATAAAATAAGAGGATACTAATGCCAAACCTAGTGCCTATGGTAGTAGATCAAACTGCTAATGGAGAACGCAGTTATGATATTTTTTCACGTCTCCTAAAAGAACGAGTGATCTTCCTAACAGGAGAAGTGAATGATTATCAAGCCGATCTAATCTGTGCTCAACTTCTATTTTTAGAAGCCGACAATCCAGAAAAAGATATTCACTTCTACATCAACTCTCCGGGCGGGGTAGTTACGGCTGGCCTTGCAATCTATGATACGATGCAGTTCATTCGTCCAGATGTTACCACGACAGTCATGGGACAGGCTTGCTCAATGGGAAGTCTTCTATCAACGGCTGGTGCTGCGGGCAAGCGATATATGCTTCCTAATGCACGTCATATGATTCACCAACCATCTGGTGGTGCTGGCGGGCAAGCGACTGATATGGAAATCCAAGTTCAAGAAATCCTCAAGATGAAAAAGTCACTTACCGAAATGTATGTGCATCACAACGCAAAAGGTAAAACTTACGATGAGTTCCGTGCAGATATGGAACGTGACAAGTTCATGTCAGCACAAGAGGCGCTTGATTATGGGCTGGTTGATCAGATTGTCACAAAGCGAATAGCTTAACTATAACCAGGAACATAGTTCCACATCAAAGAAATGTCCATACGGAGTCTGGCAAGTTGTTCATCAACTCTGCCATTCTCTTTTCTTATGTTGGTTTGTAGTTCATCAGTAATGTCAAACCACATTTCCTTATTGATCATCTCAATAATAGGATGGCCTTTTATTTTGTCTGTTCCCTCATAGAAAAAATATACGAGCAATGCATCATATTGCGGCTGTCCTAACTGAACAGTTACATACTGTTCCAATAAGTTTCCTATGTTACGAAGTTGTTTTTCCAATAACTTGTTGGATTCCAAAACAGTTATAGCTTTGTTCACAATAGAAATTCTTTTTGCCGCAACAGTGATATACCCATACTTCAATTCTACATCAGACACATGGTAGTTATACCCTATAATGTGTGCTGATGATAGTTGAAGTGTGGGTTTATTTTTGCGTATTATATACTTCTTACTCAATTCTGAAAACACCAAATGCGGTAGGTCAAATGTGGTTACTTTGACATCAGAAAGTATGTAATTAGGAGAGCCATCTTTTTTATAATCCAACCCTATGTAAGTTCCATATGGTGTTATCACGTTCAATGGACGTTGAATAAGATTTAGAAGCGATCCTTTTCTTTTATCAAATATCATTTCATTACCTCAAGTATATTGCCAATGCCAAGGTTCTCTTGGTATATTTCTAAATCCAAATCTTCCTGCATTTTGTTGTAGCCAGTTATTTTGTGGTGATCCTGAACTATTTGCTCCGCCACCCAAGTCAAGTGCAGTTCCCCATCCATGATTTGATGTTCCTGGCGTTGCAGCTAATCCACCTTGTGAATACAATCCTTTTTCCTGCGCCAATCTAACTTGCGCATCGTATGTTCTATAAGAGTCTGTTATTGACCATGTTATACCATCCGATCTTGCAGCTTCAACCATTCGTAAATACGCATCCGCTGCATCTGGACGAAGCATATGACCTGACCCAATAGATTTCAAAGTGCTAGTATCAAGTCTTCCATTCTCTCCTGTATTACCAGATGAACTTCCACCTGAACTATTCAATGCAGATGCCTGACTTGAATAACTTGCTGGATCAGGAACAATGCTTCCACCGCCAGTGTTTGGTGGAGATTGACGTAGATATGGTTCACTTGATGGCATCATAGGAACAGAAACGTTTGGAGTTTCAGTGGATTCATGTCCCTTAATATCTGGCATAGAAACACCAGATACTTTCTGTGCAGCAGTAGCGGCTGGACCATTCAAATGCATCACGCCACCAGTAGTGGCATACATATTCGCACCTACCTTAGTATGGTTCGAACCCTCAGTTTGAAAGAACTGATTTCCTGCACTGTGCATATGTGTTTGCCCAGCAGAAGTCAACATGGTATCACTGCCACTACGAATGTTTACCTTCTGTCCAGCATCAAAGTTTATGTTCTCATCTGCTCTAAAGTTTATATCTTTTTCCGCACGAACACTCAGTGAACCTTTTGCATATATTGAAACTTCACCATCTGCGCCAACTTCAACCCATCCAGTTCCGCTACTGTTCACAATGTAAATAAAGTCGTTTGTTCCGTCAAGTATAACAGAACCACCATTACCCGTAGTAATACGAATTTGCGTAGGATGAATGGTTCCTTGATCGTCAACACTACCATCGTCAAACGTCAATGCGCTTTGTCCGGGTGTAACCATACCAAACACTTTTGAGTGTTGTGGAGTAGAATATGAA